CGCGCCAATGCCGCTAGCACCAAGTTCAATGTATCCAAACAATGCAATGCCATCAAGAATTGTTCCGACCGTTCGTCCGCCACCGGTTGATGAGTTGTAATTCTCCAGAAAAATAAGACCTGGAGAATAGCCAGTAAAAGCAAGCCATGCAGCAGTGACATCAGCGCCGCTATCTGAATTGAATACCTGAATGTCTGCGGCGGTGTAACTGAAGACGGTGTTGCTTGTGTCCCCTGTGCCTCTTGTGATGATTCGGAACCCTGAATAGACGCCCGAATCAATAGCGTTGGAATCAGTGCGAACGAACCCTACCTCTGCCTTAAACAGCTGCTGTAGATAAGAAAATGTTTCAATCCCGCAATACAGCGTGCTGCCACCGATTGGGCACACATCAGGAGCCGATGCAAGCGTGGCCGCGCTGGCGTAGTCATGCGCCAGGGTGATCGTTTGATCTGGCAGGAACGCCACGTTGCGCAGGCCGACAAAGGTCCGATGCTTTTCAGGGCTGGCGACAATCTCGCCCTGGCTGATTGTGTAGAGGAAACTGCCGACGAACTGTTCAGTTCCAGCCTTGACCATGGGCGGCTGTAGCCACACGCCACCGACATCGCTTACCCGTTTGCCGAATACAATCGGAATCGTTTCGCCTGGCGTTGCGATCCGCTGCGCTTTGTCTAGGTCAGATGATGGTTTTTTGCTGGTGAGCAATGAATCATCGAGCTTTGACCCAGCACGCGCTGGCCGCGCCTTGGGCTGCGGCGGCGCCTGAAATGTGGTGATGCCTTCAGGCGCCAGCGTGGCCGGCATCGGCGCTGGTGGCGGCGGCAGGGGTGCAACCGGAGGAGATGGGGCTGGCGCCAGCAGTGCTTCTTTCTGCTTTTGCGTCTCGGCCAGATTGCGCCTGATCTGACCCCAGACCTGTTCATCCTGCCACTTAGAAATCTGCGCCTGATGATCGGCTAGGGCTTTGAAGTAGCCCGGTTCATTCCATTGAATGTGCCTGATGATCTCTTCGCTCATGGCTCCTCCATCGGGCAGTAGCAGGTGACCATCGTTGCCTCAATGGCTGAGACCAGAAAGACGCCGCCATCGACCTTGTCGACGCATAGTTTCTCACCGCTTGGCAGTTCATAGACGCGCTTGCCATCGCGCAGGGTCAACGTCACGCCAGAATGCGTGCTACCGTCCCCGCAGGTGACGGTGAGATTCATGGCGATCAACCGATCCTTCATCGCCCCGTGAACCTACCGATCAAATCCGATGAGACCTTGCGGCTCGGGATCTGCGCTTTGAGTTTGTCGATCGCAGGGTTGACCGTCCACGAGACTGTCGTGTCGTTCAGGCTTGCCGATTGAATGCTGCCGATGTATCGGCTGACGATCTGCGCGCTTGTGGCATCGAAAGAATCTTCGCCTGGATCTTGAATCACCAGCGATGCGATCACAAGCGTGTCACCATTGATGGCCGCATCAGTCAGATCGACCACATCACCCACCGCTGCCAACACGATCGACAGGTCGTTGACCGATCCGGCATCGGTTGACCCAAAACCGCTCACGTCGAACGCCAGATAGCTGTAGGTTCCCGCCACGTCGGTGTCGATCGTCAACGGCTGCGCTACTTGATAGAAGTTCTGCCATTGCCGTGTCGGTGCTCGCAGGCCGCCAGACATGACGTTGGCCCGATCGGCGTAATACTCAAGAAAGCACATGATGTCGTAGTAGCCCATCAGGCCAGCCCCACTGCTCGACGTGTGCCCATGTCGTTGCGCAGCATGGCAAGCGTCTGATTCACGCCGGCCTGCACAGCGCGGCTCATGTCTTGTGTGGTGACGTAGTTGGTGCCATTCATCTGTGTGACCGGGCCGGTTTGAATGCTGACCCGAGCCGAGCTGGGCATCACCACGCCGCCCTCTGCAAACCGCGGGATAGCAGAAGCGCCACGACGGCCAGCCATCCAGTTGGCTGCAAAGCCGCCGGCTTTCGACTGCGGCACGATGTACTCAGGCTCTCCGCCTTCGCCCACGAGCGCCATCGTCGGGCCGTTCACCACGCCACCATCAGCAAACCGCGGCAAGCTCACGCCAGGAAAGAATGGGATCTGTGGCAGCTGCAACACGGCCAGCGCGCGGTTGGCTGCAGCGATCAGCTGGTTGATGCCGCCGATGGCGCCGTTAATCGCGTTTTCAATGCCGCCGATGACGCCGTTCACAATGCCACGGATAACGCCAGCAGCTGCCTCGAATGGCCGCGACAGCATCCCGCCAAGCGTCTGGAACAGCTGGCCGATGCCTTGGGCCATGGCGCTCAGGCTGCGGGTGATTGGATCAATGAAGATCGACTTAAAGCCCTGCGCCGCTGATTGAAGAATCTCGCCAATCACCCTGAATGCCGCGCCGATCTGATCACGGAAGGCATAGATCGCCACGCCTGCGGCCACTAGCAGGGCAATCCAGCCAACCGGGCCGGTGAACACAGCCGCAAGAATTGGCAGCAGGCCGCTGAGCGCACCGCCGATAGCAGTGATCACAGGAATCACCGCGCCGATTGCGGATCCGATCGTCGTGAAAATGGCACCACCTGCAAACACACCGGCCAAGGCACCACCGATCGAGATGATCGCGCTGATCGCTGGTGCCAACAACACGAACGCTGCAGTCAGCGCGCCAACCGCGAAGATGATGCCTTGAAGCGGAGCCGGCAAACCGCTGAACCATTGCGCAAGACCCGCGATGCCTTGGGCCAGTTGTGTGATGAATGGCAGCAGAGCGGTAATCGCTTGATTGAATGGGCCGGCCACTGATCGAGCGATGCCGTTCAGCGCATCATTGAACTTGTCAGCCGCCTGCGCCATCTCGGTGTCGATCGTTGACGCGTATTGCCCGAGAGCGCCGCGGCCCTGGTTGAGCATGGGAATCAGGTTGGCCCCAGATCTGCCGAATAGTTCCATGGCCAGCGCTGTCTTCTGCGCGCCATCGGGCATCTTTGAGAACTTGTCTGCAACATCGAGCATGATCGCGTCCATGCTTCGCACCTTGCCCGCCGCATCAGTTGAACTGATGCCAATCGAACGCAGTGCTTCGTTCGCCTTCGACGCTGGGTCGACGATGCCTTTGGCCAGTTTGCCCATCGCTTTGGCGACTTCTTCAATACTGCTGCCACTGTCCTTCGCCGCTGCGCCAAACTTGCTCAGGATCGGCACCGCGACGCCCGTGCGTTGGCTGAGATCGTTCAGGTTGTCGGCCGCATCAATCGCGCGCTTGCCTAGCGCCGCGATGCCTGCAATGCCTGCTGCAGGCACCAGCGCACCTAACGCGTTAGTCAGTCCGCCGGCCACGCCCTTGATCCGCCCTAGCGCACCGCCTGTTTCATTGGCTTGCCGTTCAGTGTTGCCAAGCGCTTTGTTCAGGCTGTTGATCTCGCCCAGTCCGTCAACGCTGGCCTTGACCCGGACGGCCGCATCCATGTTCAGCGCCATTTATTTGGCCCCCTTCTGCGCAGCCATCAGCACCTCGCCCTCAATCACCTGGATGTCCTCCAGCATGGCGGCGGGGTCCTCTGCTCCATACAGTCTAAACGCTAGATCCAGCGCAAGGTAATCAAGCCCGATCACCCCGGTCGGCCCGCTTCGCCATTGCGTCTGGCACCTCAGGAACATCTGCACAGCAGGCCATGCCTCCGGTTCAACCTCAAAGTGCTCCGGCTCTGGTGGCAGATTGAGATCAATGCCGAAGGCTGCAGCGTCGTCAGCGGTGTTGTCAATGACGCCACCCTTGATCCAGTATCGCGCAGCCTCGGTCAGTTTTTTAGTTTCTTGCCGGCGACGCTTTCAAAGTACGCCTCAATGATCGAACCGGCCAGGCCGGGGATGTTGAGCAGCTGAGCTTTGCTGGTGGCGCTGAATGGCACCTCCTCACCCTCGTCATCAACGACCCCGGTCCAGCCGGCTAGGACTTCATCAGCAATCGAGATGTCTGAGATGTCGCTCTCGAATGCTTCGCCCTTTTGCGCCGCCCTCAGTCGGTCCTGCACCTCTGTCTGGATCTCGTTGATCCTTGACTGCGGCAGCCGCTTGAACTCCGCATCAAAGGTCTGCTTCTCGTATTTGCCGCCATCGGTCGGCACCTTGAAAGGCACCGGCCATGAGTAGGTGGCGGATTGCTTGAGAACGAATGCCATGCAGCGATCAGGTGAAGACCAGAATCATCTCATCATTGCCGGTGCTGCCCGGAACTGCAACCACTGGGATCGACAGCATGTGGATGCCGTCCTGATCTTCGTAGCTCACATCACCGATGTCGATCGTCGAACTGGTGAGCGTGACGATGTTGCCGGCCGTCTGGCCATGCTTCAGCGTGAGATTGCCAAGCGATGAATCAGACAGCGCGGCCGTGAAGTAATCCTTGCTGGCGATCGTAGGCGCCTCGAGCACGACAGTGCCGGTGACGGCGCGGTTGGTGATCAGCACCTCTTTGGAGCAGCCCACCAGTTCGCGATAGGTCACCTCGTTGCCCATGTCAAGTTCGACCGACTGCAGGCAGCCGGCGTAGCTCAGCAGCTGGAAGTTGGTTGTGTTGCCGTTCTTGAAGATGACCGGTACCGCCTGGTTGCTGTAGGTAGCAGCAGGGGCGGCCGTATCGGTGGGAGCGTTGTAGATCCCGGTCATCGTGAACTCGAGAGTCGGGATCTCGCCAACTTGACCATTGATCGTGAAGGTGCCGCGGCAGCCGGTGACCTTGTGCAGCACACCGTCGATGTTGTAGTAGATGCTCACGCTGCTGAACGTGTCACTGACTGGCTTGTAAGCCACGTTGGCGGCGATGCTGTAGACGCTGGTGTTGTCGGGCGTGAATGTAGCAGTGGTCTTCTGAACGGTTGCAACCTTGGTGCTGCCGACATAATCGGTGATGATGCCGCTCGATCCGCTGCCAGTGCCGCTGGTGATCGAAATCACCATGCCGTTGTAGATGTCGTCCGTTGCGCTTGCGCCAGCAGCGAGCGTGATGCTGCCAGCCGAGCCGGCCTGTGCAGTGCCGGTGACTGCTGCGGCTGTCGTGGTCGCGCTGAATCCGCAGGCCTGGATCACCCGACCGAATGCGGGCGCCGTGCCAGCGCTGCCGCTGCCCGCCATCTCAACCTGGAACGTGACCTCGACGCGGGTGTTGGCCAGCAGCTGTTGCGATGCGCCAAGGTACGGGCGGATCAGCTCGCGATCAACGGTATCGCTCTGAAGTGGCGTGATCTCAAGCTCACGCACCAGGATCGCATCAGTGCCGGCCGGGCTGCTGTCGGTTCCGTAGGAAGCCTCAGTTTTGGCCAGGATCAGGCGCTTACGGCTCAGAAGCGGCATCGGTCAATACCTGATAATCAACACCATCCTAGCCACTATGCCGTGGCTAGATTCGTGACGCTGGTGCGATAGCGAACCAGGTAGTCGCAGCCGATCACGCCAGCAGGTTGATCAGCCTCTACCAGTTCAAAGTTGACGCCCTGCGGTTGCACGTCGATCGCATAGCCGCCCAGCGTTAGGTCAGCCATCAGCTTGGCGTGCAGGCTTTCAACGATCGGATCAGCGATCTGATCCGGCACATTGCCACGCACGATCACCGCGATGCGCACCGTCATTGACCAGTCCAGCGTCGGCAGGCTGGTGTTCTGTTCGGCCGTGTCATTGATCGGCTCGATCACCAGCGCCGGGCTTTCACCCCTGCTGAGCGGTTCCACCCTGCTGCGATAGATGCGCGTGCTGACGCCGGTGGTGCCAACCAGCGCCGAAGCAATAGCGGCCAGGATTGACTCGCGACGGGTGGTCATGTGTCGCAGCAGACGGTCATCGTGATGCTACGACCGGCGCCGCTGGCGGTCACATCCAACCGCAGATAACGCACCGCGTAACCGTGAAAGGTGTGAATGTAGTTGCCCGCATCCTTTGTCTTTGCCTCGTCCATGTTGGCCCAGTCAGTGCCATTCATGGAACCCTGCAGGTGGTAGGTGATCTGGCCGCCGGTGATCTTGTCGAACGTCGTGATCACGGTGCCATCACACTCGATCGAAGCGCTCGAGCCAGTCGTGCCGGTGATCGCGGCAAACGTGTGGATGTTCTGCGGACGATCCGCGTTGCCGCCGACGATGGTGCTCATGTCTTTTGAAGCCCGAGTTGAACGATCTTGCCGTCATCCATCAGCATGACCTCGCGCACGGTGTAGGCCACAGCATCAACTGTGATTGAGCTGCCGCGGGTCAGCGTACCGAAGTCAGAAGCCTTGGCGGTCAATGTGTAGTCGGTGCTGAGCACCATGCCATTAGCCAGCACTTGGCTCGGCATGTCCAGGATGCCAAGGGCAGTAACGGCGCCAGCTGTGCAACTGACGCCGAAGTCTGCCAGGAAGATTCCGAGATCCTCCGTCAGCGCCATCAGCTGTACTTCTTAGAGCCGAGAGCAACCACCGAAACAGC